AATTATTGTTGCAGGAGATACATCACAAAGATTGCAGTTTATAGCCTCAGGCGGAACTCAATTTGCTGATCTGTCTGCTACAGCACCGCAAGCAAGATATGTGGCGGTTGTTCGAGACTTTGTTGTTACTGGTTACTCAGGTGGTGAAAGCAGGGTTACATGGTCAGCTATAAATGATGAGACAAGTTGGACAGCAGGAACTGATCAGTCAGACTTTCAGGAAATACCTGATCAGGGTCATGTTAAAGGCTTAGTTGGCGGTGAATATGGTATTATATTTATGGATAATGCCATAGTCAGAATGACATATGTAGGTACTCCATTAATATTCCAGTTTGACACTGTAGAGACTGGCAGAGGATTGGCTTTTGAAGGTGCTTATGCAAGTCTTAGCCCGTCAGAAATATTTTATTTAGCTGAGGATGGTTTCTATTTTTGGAATGGTCAGCAAAGTATTCCAATCGGTGCTGAGAAGGTAAATAAGTTTTTCTATGATGATTTGAAGATATCAAATGCAGATAGAATTACAGCAAGTATAGACCCTACAAGAAGTATTGTATCGTGGGGTTATCCGACTGGTGATGGAAACCCTGATAGAATATTATTCTACAATTATGCTGTTAAAAGATGGTCTTTGGCAGAAGTGACACATGATATGTTGGGTAGTTTCCAAACTCCTGCATACACATTAGAAGCCTTAGACAATGTAAATTCATCTTTAGATGATCTTGAATTATCACTAGATAGTAGAGCCTTCAGAGGTGGTCAGTTTGTATTTGGTGGTGCTAAGGACAACAAAATAGCTTTCTTTGGTGAAGGTAACTCTCTTCCTGCACAACTTGTATTAGGAGAAAAAGAGTTTGCGACTGGCAGACTTACAAACATAAATCGTATTTATCCTTACTTTGATGGTGGCGACATAACTGTCACATTAAAGTCAAGAAACACTATGGCAAACCTTGTAGGTCTTGACAGCCCATTTACTAATGGAACGGCAGGCACTTTGAATAATGAGGGTTTTATACCATCAAGATCAAATGGAAGATTTCACACTATTCAGTTTGATATAGACAATTCTGATCAAGGGTCATTTGAGAAAATATCAGGATATGAACTAGATTTGCAGGCTTTAGGTAGGCGATGAGTTATTTAAACTTACCCGTAAATGGCGGAACACCTCGAGAGATATCGAATGTCGTCAACAATATATTAAACGGGAAGATCAATTCTACTGGCAATATAACTCTTACAAATAGTTCAGCCACGACAACTTTATACGATGCACGAATAGGTGATGACAGTGTCATTTTATTCATGCCAACAACTAGCGATGCCTCTACTGAAAATATTCATGTAACTGGCAGGCAAAAGGGGCAGGCGACATTAAATCATGCAAGTGCTACGACCACTAGATCCTACGCATATATCGTTTTCAGCTAATGCTAATCGGTGCAGAAAATGGATTACTGATGCTCTTAGGTATGCTCACAATAGTCATACTTACGAACAAGTTATAGATATCGTCAAAAGAGGTGATGCTCAGTTATGGGCATTAAAAGATAGTGCAATTGTAACTGAGATTGTCAGTTACCCTCAACGCAGGACACTGCGGTTTTGGCTTGCAGGAGGTAACCTTAAAACACTGTTAGAGGTAGAGCCAAAGATAAGAAAATGGTCTATATTATACCGATGTGAAGCGGTTGAAATTATAGGCAGAAAGGGTTGGGAAAAAGTGATGAAAGACTATGAACCAACTGCAATCGTTTTAGTAAAGGAATATTAATATGTCAAAAGGTGGTGGCGGAGGCGGATCTTCAGGTACAGTCAATACTACAGTTGAACCGCCTGAATACGCAAAACCCTTCTTAGAGTATGGATTAGCTCAGGCTAAAGACAGATACACTTCTGAAATGCCTTCATATTATCCATTTTCAACAACTGTAGGATTTAGTCCTGAAAGTGAATTAGCTCTTAATATGACAAGAGACAGAGCCTTAGCGGGTAGTTCTCTTGTTAATAATGCACAAAATTATATTGGTAATATTGCTCAAACTGGTGGCGGTTTAGGGTTAGGTGCAAACATATTCCAAAGAGCCTCAACTGGCGGATACCAAAACGAAGCAATGCCAATGGCTAGAAATATGTTAGGCGGGGCTGACTTTGGCGAAGTCATGGGCAGAACAAGAAATATGTTGGGTGGTGCTAATTTCGATGAAGTTCTAGACTACACAAGAGCTACCGCAAGAGGTGATATGTTAGGTAGCAATCCTTATTTGCAGGGTGCTATCGATAGAGCTATAGATCCAGTAAAAGACAAAATACAATCACAATTTGCTATGTCAGGCAGATATGGATCGGGTGCAAATCAAGATGTTTTAGCTAAGTCTTTAGGTGATGTAGCATCAAATATAGCTTATGGTGACTATCAGAGAGAAAGACAAAACCAGTTAAATGCACAACAGCAGTTAGGTAATCTAGCACAACAACAATTTGCTAACCAGTCAGGTGCAATCGGTGCATTAGGCAACCTACAGCAACAGCAGTTTGCTAATCAGTCAGGTGCTTTAGGAGCTTTAGGCAACTTGTCTCAAGCTGATATACAAAGAAGGCTTGCAGGCGGATCTGCCCTAAGTGCTATGGATACAGCAAGAATGGCAAGACAGCTAGAGGGTACAAAGTTAGCACCACAATTTGCTGAACTTGATTACAGAGATGCACAAAGACTTGCTCAGGTCGGATCGGCAAGAGAGAGCGATGCTATGGCTCAGTTGCAGGATAATATTAATAGGTTCAACTACGAACAAAACATAGATGATCAGAAGCTAAGAAACTATATGGCTTTAATTAGTGGCGGTACTGTAGGGTCAAACACAATACAGCCAGTATTTAGAAATCAGGGTGCTAGTGCTTTAGGAGGTGCTTTAGGCGGGGCACAATTAGCATCATTAATTAATCCATCTTATGCAGGAATGGGGGCAATCGGTGGCGGATTGTTAGGGTTGTTATAATGAGTAGACCAATAGATGCTTTATTAGGAAATATTGATCCTTTAACTGGATTAAGAAGAGGTATGGTTGGCGGAAACGCATCCTATATGCAAAGTCCAGTAAAAGTTTCTGCACTGCCTCAGATTGGCAATAATCCAAGTTATAACACAGATGTCACAATGAGGTCAGGAAATAATATTCCAATTAGACCTATGACCAATGCGGGTGTTATTGCAGGCTCTAGACTTACAATGCCAACTGTTAACACATTACCAGTAAATCAACCTGAGGTCAGGTCAGGTATGTCAGGTTTATTAGGAAGCAATTTCACCGACCCTAAAACTATGGGATTATTAGGTGCTTCTGCTGAGTTATTAAAGGCAGGAGGATATTCGGTGGGCAAGCCTGCACCAACAATGGGTGAGGCATTAGGTAAAGCAATGACTACTGGTATGGCTAATTACTTAGCGGTACAGCAAGCACAAAACAAAGCTAATGCTCCAGTATCACTTCCTAAAGGCGGTATGTTGGTAAATCCGAGAACTGGACAAGTGGTTGTTGATGGAAGAAATAAAGGTGGAATGTTCTCAGGAAGTGGTCTTAAAACAGACGTCTATAATACTCTCATAGAATTAAATCCAAGAATACAAAAAGATGGTTTTAAATCTCTAAATCCAAACGAGCAAGCTAAATACAGACTTGCATATGGCAATGCATCAAAAAAACAAATTGATAATATTGAATATAGTGATGGAACAAAAAGGCAAATAGAAAGACCTGCACAAGACATGACAGGCTTTTTCAATCCTTTTCCAAATCAACAATCAGGCAAAAATGTAGTAGGCGAAAAGCCTTCTCCTAAAATGTTAAAATTTATTGAGCAAAAACCAAAACTTTTTACAATGCTTAGTAATCTAAATAAATACAAAATATCTCTTAAAAACTCTAATCCATTTACACAAATCAGCGGTGCAATAAGTTTTCCAACTTCAGAAGCAACAAAGTTAAGGACTGAGGCAGAAGCACTAAGATTGAATATTAAAGATCTAGAAGAATTAGGTGCATTGGTTGGTGGTGATTTTCAAATATTAGCAAACAGGTTAACCAGTCCTACAACTGGCGAAGGCTTGAGAATTGGTAAAGATGGATTGCTTGTGCAGTTAGAAAACCTTGAAAATCAAATATTAGATAAATTACAAGAGGGCGGATTTACAGATGCGACAGGTGCGTATTCAGACCCAATACCCGCCAATGACCCTAAGGTTTGGGAACAAGGAAGATTTGGACTTTATTACAAATTACCAAATAACAGAGTTGTTCTTAAACAAAGAAAGTTAAAATAAATGGCAGAAAAAAATTGGTATGACAATCTTGATGATGCGGTAGCTGTTGAAAGCACTGAGCCAAAAAGGGAAAGATCTGTTGGTGATTTTGCAATAGATACAGGTAGATCTTTTTTTCAGGGTCTTACAATGGCACAGGCTGATGAAGCAGAAGCATTGGCTAGAGCTTTGTATTTAAAATTTGCTGAAGGTAAAGACTTCAACACTGCCTATGACGAAATATTGAAAAATGTAAGAAAAGATATTGACGAGTTTAGAGAGGATGAGCCGTTTGTAGCATATCCTGCTGAAATTGCAGGTAACATACCAACCGCAATGGCAACTGGAGCAAGGCTTGCGGGTATGGGTATAAAAGGATTAAAAAACATCGCCACACAAGGTGGTCTTTATGGTTTTGGTGCTAGTGAAGGTGATCCGATAGAAAGACTGCCTGACACTGCTGTTAGCACAGCTATTTCAACTGGATTGGGTAAAGCATTGCCTCCAGTGACAGAAAAAGCAAAGGAATTAATAAAACAAGGCATACCTTTAACAATAGGGCAGTCTGTAGGTGGAGGTATTAGGAAGCTAGAAGAGGGAATTAAATCTATTCCCTTTTTAGGTGATCCGATAGTTGGTGCTGAAATAAGAGCAACTCAGGGTTTTAATAAGGCAACGTTTCGTAAGGTTTTAGAGCCATTAGAGAAATATGGTGTCAATCTAAAAAAACAACTTGCAGGCAAAAAAACAGGTAATGAACTTTACAAAACTGCTGAAAATATAATTAGTAATGGATATGAAAAACTAAAGCCAAAATTAAAGTTTCCAACCAGAGTTGAATTACAATCTGTTTATGATGATGTTATTTTAAGGCAGGCAGACACAATGCCTAAGAGTGTAAACAATCAGTTTTTACAGGATATGGATAACATTGTTTATAAAAATTTTAGTCCTGATGGCAGTTTATCTGGTGAAGGGTTTAAAAAAATACAGTCAGGATTGCGAGAGCAAATCAGAGGATATATAAGTTCTGGTGATCAGGTAACAAGAAATTATGCAAATTCATACAATAAAGTTCTTGAGGCTTTAACCGACACACTGGTTAAAAACAATCCTAAGTATGCACCACAACTAAATGATTTAGATTTTTCATTTAAGATGTTGAACATTGTTGGGAAAGCGGTTGAAAAAGGTGGAACTAAGCAGGGTACATTTACACCAAATCAACTTATGCAAGCATCAAGAATGGCTGACGTTGGAAAAAACAAAAAAAGTTTTAGAAAAGGTGAGGCATTAATGCAAGATATGGCTAATGATGGTCAATCTTTAAATTTAACTTTACCTGATAGTGGTACAGCCTCAAGGCAATTAATAACTGGTGGTCTTTTAAATGCAGGTGGAGCGGGTGTAGGTATAGATCCATTTACAACTGGTATGGTGACTGGCGGTTTAATCGGAGGATATTCTAAGTTAGGAGTTCCTTCTGTTAGGACATTGTACGACAAAGGTGTACCTGCAATGAGAAACGTACTTACTGGTAATATTATTGATAATTTTGCACCTGATTTTGGAATGAATAGGAGATAGATAAATGGCGAAAACGAAAATCTCACAATTTGATGCAGTAGCTTCGAATAATACAGACATAAATTCTGTAAATGTGGCAGAGGGCTGTCCACCTTCAGGCATCAACAATGCTATTAGAGAGATGGCAAGTTTGCTCAAAAAGCAGGAAGTTGGCACTGATGCAATGACATCGCCTGACATAGATGGCGGTACTATTGATGGTGCGACTATTGGTGGCAGTTCAGGTGTAACAATAGGTGTATCTGATGGCACAGTTTCCGCCCCGTCTATCAAGTTCACTAGCGACACCAACACTGGTATCTATAGAGGTGGCACAGACATATTAAAGTTTGTAACAGCAGGAACTGATGCTGTAACGATAACAGCTTCGCAACAAGTTGGAATTGGTGCATCATCAATCGGGGGTGTTGGTACACCTAAAGCATTTATAAAGCAAAGTACAACCAGCTTTTATGAGGGATTACTTGTTAGTGCAAATGCAAATGACAATGTTATATCAGTTGGGCATACTGGTACTGAAGCAGTAATTGGCTCAACTTATGGAACTTCTGGCTCATTTACACCAATTACATTTAAAACGAGCAACAATGACAGATTAAACATTGCCTCCAACGGAGACATCTCATTCTACGAAGACACAGGGTCAAGTCCAAAGTTCTTATGGGATAGTAGTCTTGAAATGGCTGTTATTGGCGATTTAAATACCACTGCTTATGGTGGTGGATTAGTTGTTGCTACACCAACAGGTTCACATATTACTGTTGCTGATTCGGTTTCTGGTGAGCGGTTGCATCTTGCAGGTAGTGGTGGTTCTACCACTGTCGGCTCAAAATCTAATCATGATTTACAGTTTATTACCAACGATACTCTAGCAGTTACTATAGACACGAGCCAAAACTTATTGGTGGGTAAGACGAGTTATGGGTCTGTAACTGGCACAGGCGGTCAAATTGGGGCTGGTGGAGTTGCTATTTTCACCTCTTCAAATGATGCTCCGCTTTATCTAAACCGCACATCAACAGACGGTGATATTGTTGAATTCTACAAAGACGGCACTACTGTGGGAAGTATTGGTAACGCAGGTGCTAGACTATTTATTAACAGTGGGAATGTAGGTCTTAACTTTGCAGGTGATGGGTCAAATCAAATCTTACCATCTAATGCAGGTGTAAATAGAGATGATGCAATAACTTTAGGAACAACCAATGTAAGGTTCAAAGACCTCTACCTATCAGGTGGTGTATACTTAGGTGGCACTGCTTCAGCTAATCTTTTGGATTCGTATGAAGAGGGAACTTGGAGTCCTACAATAAGTTTTGGAACAGCTACTTTTGCTGGTACTTATTATGTAAAAATAGGTACGCAGGTTACAGTTTGGGCAAATGTAAATGATATCACAGCAACAACAGGTAATGACATAACTATTGGTAATTTACCTTTTACTTCAAGGACACAAGCTGGGAATGTTGGTTCAGTATTGTGGAGATATTTTGCAAGAACTAGTGCTATAGATATGATTTCTTATATTACGTCTAATTCTACAAACATACAATTTTTTTGGTGTTTTAATAATGATGGCGATTACGATAAAGTTACTTATGCTGACGGAAGTGGTTCACAGGATATGGACATGATTATTACAATTACATATCAAACATCATAACCCTATTGGACATAGGGTAGTCAGTCCATTTAACAAAGGAG